TGAAAATCAGTCGATTGAACAATAGTTGTTTTTCCATCCACAACTCTCGATAGATATACGTATATGTTTGGTTTATTACTTAAATTATGATTAACCACCCAAATACTGGATACAATTGGCTGTGAATGAGTGTAGAATACTGATCGTTGAACCCAATTAGTTAATCCTGCAACATTGGGTGCAAATACGGGAGTTTTGTTTACTTCCGTTTGAGACATGACACGATGCATCTTTCCCTTGCACCCGTTTGTTACAACACAACGCTGCACGATATCGATTCCTTTTCTATTACTAGGATGGCGGAAACGACGATTACAAACATCGCATTGATATACAGATACGGATCTCGATAAAGATGCAGTCATGATGATTTATTGTCCAGGAAGACTTGATGCTATTTCAATACCTGTGGTTTCTCGAATATACGCTGCAGCTAATTCTTTAGGTACTTCTCTAGATTCCAACATAATGGTATTTTTGTAGACAATCTGAATGCCCATTGGATCTGCATTTGACGCCGGAACCAATTGGAGTGCAAATTTGTCTTGAGCGGTTTGTACGACTTGTACCCACAGCAAATCCTTCATCACATAGCAGCATCCATCGCCACACGCATAAGTGGTGGCGGTTATATCTTGCCCGATGAATTCTTGTCGGGTGATTGTGGTAAAGAGTTTAAGTGGTCCCATATTTATTATCCTTTATGTGTTAATCGTGTCAATAACTTATCGTATTTTAGGTAACTACTAACACGAACAGCGTAGTAACACGGAATGTTATATATTATAATTTCTGCATTTGCTTTTATACCCTCGGCCAAATTTACTGAGGTGTAGTTAGATTGTAGTACATCTGATAAAATTTCTATTGCGTGCTTGGATGACATTGATTCAAATACGGTATCGACCGTTTGTTGAATATCAACAGATGATTTACATATTTCCTTATTATAAACGAATTGAA